TCACATACACGGTCTATCATCAAACACATCTGTCCTGGTATCGTTAATCGACCAGGTTACTACTCCCTCGACTACAACCTCCGTATCCTCAAGATATCGATCACTCAATGCGATGAAGTCCTTTTCATCGAATAGGCTCACCAATCCACGCCGTGGATACAGTGACAATCTCTTGATGAAGAACTCACTGTTGATTAGCACCGCAATGATATTCCCATGAACCGGCTTTATTGCTGAGTCAATAACAAGCAGTGACCCGACAAATATACCTGGCCCATGTGGCCGGTCTGATACAGCAATGCGTACTGTTGGACTATCAGTGCCGCACACATCGCTCACACAGATACGCTTCTCAACATAGTCAGCGGCCGGAGACGTAAATTTACTAACCATACATTCACCTCAAAACAACTGGATGGATATACAGTTTATTGGTTGAAGATATTATTGGGAAGTGGGATTTTTATGATTTCGGCTAAGAGACTGGATCTGCTACGAAGATTTATTCCGGTTGATTCGGCCACTCAATATCCGGGGCAAGAGAAACATCAACGTTTTTCACTACAACACGATATTGCTTCCACGCTTTCAAGTCAGAACGCAATTTTACCGGAACATCTTCTTCGCTATCCTCCAGTCCCTCTATCTCATCGGCAATAGCACCTATCATGTCAGAAGCATGAGACATAAGGGAGGCTTTCTCAAGATTAGCGGAAGCTATAAGTGACTCTTTTAAAATCTCGATATCTTCGGGTGATGGGCCGCCCATTTCCACCCATCGACCATCTGTCCATTCTCCGGTTTCATCATTCACATTCGCACCTTGATATTGGGCTTTGTAATAACCATCTCCCACCAAGTCGGCAGTCCAATTTTTGGGTAAGGAACCTTCTAAATGGTCACCTAAATAAAAACCGTTTTTATTTACTATGTTAATTTTCATAACATCCTCATTGTAATGGGAATGGCGGTATATATCCCAAAATAAATGTTGCTCCCGCTACGAATTCGACAGAAATATTCCCGTTAGCTTTAATAGATACTAATGGGTTTCTATTATTCCAGATATCGGCAAAACCCAGTGCGTGATATATATCATTTACGGGCCGATATCCCACGGGAAGATTTGCTATTATTGTTGGGCTTGTTGTTGTTCCCGCGTTCAGAATCAACATTATTTCTACATGCCCCATAACCTTTCTATATTTACCACCGCCCCCCCCGGCACTCGTCCACCCGTTCATCAGCGTTAAAGGGATCCACGGAGTGTTTTCCACCTGAGCAGCACCGAATGCATCGGCAATTATTCCAAGCGCTGATTGAGCGCCAGCTAAATTATTTGCACCATGTCCACCGTTGCTTATGGGAAGCGTGCCTGGTAGGTCTGTTAATGCAGGTTTTGTAAGTGATGTATATTGTTCAGCCCATACAGCAAATGACCATACCCCACCTGTTAGCGCCCCAATCCTGACAAAGTGTCTATTTGTGCTTCCAGCAGTACTAACCGTTGTATGGTAAATCTGGACTAGAGTATCACCACCTTGCCGGACATAAACTTCCATGACCCCGAGAGCCTGTAAGGGCAAGTTAAGGGCGGCGGCAGTCGGGTGATAAATACCTGATGTTACTGCTAAGTTTAAGTCGGTAGATAAGAATGCGGATTGCACCATTAACTTATTGGCAAGACCATCAGTAAGTTGCTGCTGACTAACTTTATCACTTATATCTTGTGCTATTTTAGTGAGCGAAGGAATAACAACAGTGGAACCATCAGGTGCAATAATGGTGACATCGCCTGTACCAGTGGTTATATCTTGCCAGTCTTCTAATAACTTCTGATATAAAGCCAATTGCACGGCTGTTCTACGCGCCAAGTCAGACATTGAATTTGATACAGTCGTGACAATTGCATATTTAGAATTGGTAATTGCTGATGTTAAATTCTTTGTTACTCTTATTTTAGTATCGCTATCGACAGCAAGTATTTCATATATTACAACCTGCCCAGAACCAGGAATAAATATCATCTGCCCCGAAGCAATGCCAAATATTGGATTATTCCATAGCGTACCTGTTCCGGTAATCACATTTGTCCCAGCTACTGACGTGACTGTTCCTGCCTCATACCAAGACATAATTGTATTCCTATTGATTTTAAAAGTAAGTGTCTGTATTTAATATGGGTAAAGCCAGTGGGCTATTGCCATATTTATTGTCATTAATCGGTACGCTATTTACATAAGCGCCTTGGCCTGCTGTGATGCTAGAACCCGACATCCGCATAGCAGTGCGATACCAACCTCTGTAGCCTCCACTTTGCTCATTCCCCGCAGGGAGACCACCAAGGCTAGGTAGAGGGATCATGGGTCTGGCTATTCCGGTGTTCACCCACGCATTGGGCGTAGAACTCAATTGAGTTGTATTAGCCAATATTAAAGGGGGGTATCGAGATGAAAACGTGCATTGCCCTGAAGTGTTGAATATAGCTAACCCTGCCGTTCCGGAGTCTGGCGGCGCTGGGAAAAAACCCGTTGTAAAAACGCAAACATTCGCAACAACAGATCCATTGCCTGTTGAACCTGTAGAGTTTATAGCAAAGCAGTGGATATTCTTACTTGGGGCGTCATACAATAACGACACATTAGGATCGGTCCAATTAGCAAAGACGATGGCATTTTCACGGTTTGGTATACCAGCTGGAACTTGCCAATCTGACGATATAGTTACCTGCCCCCTCCATGTGCAAAAACCCAATACCGAAGCATCAGATATAGCCATGAAATTAGCTGAATTTTGTAAAAATAACCCATATGTACCAAATGCTGGTGAGTTTGGAATTTCAAAAGCTGAAAATGTCGCCCACCCCATATTATTATTTGAAGTGGTAAAGGTGATGCGATTACCATTCATTGAATACCCGGTGACATACCACGCATACGCGCTCGCCGACCCAACAGGGGTGGAAACTCCCCCAAACGAAGTAGGCACTAAATATAACTGCCCTCCCGTATAACCATTCAGAACAACGGATGGCGGGTTGCCTGTTCCTAATGTGTCGTAGTTCCCTAGAAATCTAAGTAATCGTGTCCCAGATGTCATATAGACACCCTTTCCCCCATCACTGGGGGATACATATAAAATAGGCTCAGCCATTAGAAATACCCACATATTATGGCTGGTTGCCCGTTAGCGTGATACGTTCGTTGACCACGATAATCTACTATCGTACGAATCCCATTTGTGGTTGTATCCATTGTTAACTGTCCTCTTATATTTGCATTATTAAACCAAGCATCTCCATTTTTATTTACATGCCAACCTATAGTTGAACCATTCCAATTACTAGACTGGATGTATTCGCCTATTTTTGCATTGGTTATAGATCCGTCTTGAATAAATGCTTCGTTAATAAACGTCTGCCCATTCTCTATTGCGAATGCAAGTTTATAACTGTTATCGCTTGGGTTATAAACACCGAAAGTATTTGCGGAAAATAGAACCTGACTTGTCCAGTTGGCACCATCAAATTCTACCCCTATCGCCATACCTGCTGATTTATATACCCCATTAAATTCAGCTCCAACTTTAAGCGTAGTAATGGCGCTACCCGTACCATCAACTTTAACAACCGTTTCTGCTCGTCGTTCAATAGCAACCGAGTTTTCACCGACCTGTGATTGAACACCTTCAATTATTGTTGCTGTTGCTGCAAGTTCAGTAATAACTGTTTGTCGTATATCGAATATCTCAGCTCTGAAATCACCGTTTTGTTTCTTCCAGCGATGAACATCAGCATCATTAGCCAAGGCATTCTCAATAATTGCTTCAGCATTCATATCCAGATCGGATGACAGTTGCCCGAAGGTTTCCGAACCCTTTATGGCCTGGTCGATATAATCAATCATGCCAGGAATATCTGACGACGCCACGCCAGAGGATTCAACAAACTCAGAAACACCAAAGGCATTACGAGTTCTGACGTAAACATAATAAGTTGTGTCAGCCTTGAGTCCGTTCAGTGTCCATTGAGTTGAACGCCCTAAAAACTGAGCCTCATTCTCAATATTTGCCGCGCTAGATGCTGGTATTTCTCCTGTCCACCAAAACTCGAATGTCGTGTCTGTTGTCGCTGTGATGTTCATTACTGGCACAACATCAGCAGAGAATATGCCTGGCGTCCATCGAACTGAAGATGGCATGGGGGGTGCACCAATGAGCAAGCTAACCTGTGTTTCAGCCCCTTTCATACCGTTATCATTACGCCCACGAACGCCAAGTGAATATGTTCCGGCTGGGATACCAAAGAAGTCATAGCGGAATTGATCTGTTTCGTACTGAGCGAAAACTTTTCCATCCAGGGTATAAACCAACAACTCAAACACCAGTTTTCTGGTTGTAGTGGCGGTTTCCCACGAAGCGCTCACTTGAACAGTTTCACTGTTTGTATTGATGACCCGAAGGTTCTCAATATTTGGGACACGGTAGCCATTTAGCGTATCGGAAGGGACATCAAATACAGCACCTTCGTCAACGATGGCTTGCTTGTTGGGGTTATGCAGCGTTGCAGATATGCTGTAGATAGAGCTATTTTCATCTTCAGAAACACCCATTATGCGAAATAGCCGCGTAGATACTTCACTGGTTGAAATTGCAAACGTAGTGCCATCTCTAACCCATGCTGGAGCTACTTTCAGCGTGATAGCAGAACCATTAACTGAGGCAATTTCATATTTAGTGAATTTCGCGTTAGGTCCCATGATAGACATGGTGTCACCATTGCCAGCCAATGCCGACACATCTGCGTCAACATTGATCACCACACCGCTGTGACTAACTATGCGGCCACCGAGCCTGGTTGCTGCTCTGTTGTTATCCATTAACTCAATGATGTCGCCTGGAATGAAACCGATAGCATCCCGCGCCATACGAAACGTTACTTTGTCCTTTTCAAGCTTGGCGCTTTCAACCAACCATTTTGCTGTCCTACGGGCCTGACCGCGTGACGTACAACCAAAGGCTTCAATAGTGGTCTCGTTGTATGCACCACTGCTGCTGATCATCTCATCATCAGAGTAGTATTCCTTCACTTGCTCCCAGCCGTTATTTGGGTCAGTCCATGACACGACAACCGCGTTGTAACGCTCTGACCGCTTCATTGCGCTATAAGTGAATAGCCCATCAACGACGCTGGCATTCGTTACAACGGTTACCGGATCTTGTGGCCGGTCTATCATGATGGAAAAACGCATACCATCCCACAAGGCTATGCCGCGGAACATGCCAGCAATATCATCCAACAGCTCACGTGCACTTTTCTGCTCGGTGATGTAGGCATTCAAGGTAAAACGCGGTTCTTCGCCACCGAAACCATCATCAACCTTTTGATCACAAAATTGGGATAATACATACAGACTGCCGTCATCAACATCGATGTACCCAGCGCGGCGAGCCAGCCCATAGCGCGTATTTTTGACCAACATACGGAATATCCACGCAGGGTTATTGGTCCATGCAGATGTGAAACCACCCAACCATATCCCGGTATATGTGCGTGTTATCGGGTCGTAATTGTCGGGGACATCAACAATTATGCCTCTTAAATGAGAAGTTCGATTTGGTGTATCGGTGTACTGATCTCGGTCAATTACGGCACCACAAACAGCGGTGTATGGGTAAGAAAGGTTATCGTCAATGATTTCAGTGTAGCTATTCCACGCAGTGCCATTATTTAGAAGGTCACTCGTGCTATCTGGAGTTACGCGGCGCACACGGATATCAAATGGCTTGGTCTCTGGGGCATCAATAACATGGGCCTCCAGATATTCACCTGAAATCTTGCCTGTGATCGTTACCGTTTTTATCGGCGTAAATGCACCATTTCCCACCCTTGTCTCAATAACCATCGTTACCGAGGTATTTCTTTGGTTACCCTGTGTATCCTGCTCAACCAAGGCATTAACGCCCACATTAAGCCGAACGCGCGTTACGTTATTATCAGTAACCGTGCGCACCAGAGGAGTGGCCTGCGTAACGTCTGTATTAACAATAGTGGTGGACTCTATAGCAGAGAAACCATTGATTGGGAGCTGCGTTGCTGATCCTGGACGCCAAGAGACACTCACACCAGGGACACTGACGACACCGGTATTATTGGTAATTGGCGTTTTATTCAATCTGAATGAGGAGAGGTGTTCCTGATCTACTGGGCCGTAAATTGGCCCCTCAGAAATAATGTCCAGAACGCGATAGAACTGCTTTGACGTGAGGTTGTCATTAATAAGTGTTGGCGTACTTCCGCCACCGCCGCCTGAACTCATATTTTCACCTTAGCTAATAGAGATGTTCCAGTCTTTGTTATTGCTGGTATCAATACCAAGTGACCCCACGTTTGACCCAACAACCATTTCACCCAACAGCAATGGAACAGGACGCCCCTGTCCGACTTTGTTTTCAGCGCTAGTGTATGAGTTGTTCGTTATCGAACCGCTTTGTGCTGATTCAGCCGAGGTCTTGGTTTTCATGTTCGAGGTCATATAGAGCGAATAAGCTACAGAGGCCACGGTAACGGCGACCATGATCCACGCTGCGGCCACAGCAGTTATTGCCCCCTCAACAACCGGAACAAACAAGACCGTCGCGCCATCCCTTAAGTGCCGATCCATATGGAAATTAAGCGTGTCACTGGAAACGTCATTACCATCAATCCGTATTCGAATTTTTGATTTATAGAAGTCACGTTTGAATTCAGGACATTGAGCGAGAAGAAGGCGCAACCCCTGCGAAGTGGTATCCACTTTTAAAGTGACCTGGCGGAAATGTCGTCGAAGATTCCCCGCAAATCTAAAGATGAGCATTGTTCATGTCTCCAGATTGAATGAGTAAGGCGCAAATAAACAGGCCGCAAAGGTTCGCGGCGGCTTAGGCGACCGGTATTTTCATGATGAAGAATGGTGTTATCACCAAGGTAAATCATGGCATGGCAAGGGTCTGACTCTGGAAAAGCTCGCCGAATAAACACATCACCCAGCTGGACGTCTTGCATATCTACTTCATGAAAACCATTGGCTGCCATGTTTTTCAGATAAAGGTTTTCGCCCCGCAACCACCACCCGTTAGTGCGTTCAAAATCAGGCAAGTCGATGCCGCACAGGTGATAGGCGTCACGAAATAGCGTGTAGCAATCCACGACCCCATGAATAAAAGTCCGTCCCAGCAAATGCGCCACTGGCCTAAATTTCCGTATCTTCCCACCGCTCGCTAGCCACCAATCGATACCGGTTGCCAGTTGGCCGGTTCGGTCTGCGCCAGACAGCACAAGTTTTAGCTCTGGGTGAGAATGAAAAACGGCGGTGATCTCTCCCGCCGCCTCAGCATTCAACCAATCATCATCGCTTATCCTGAAATGTCGCTCAGGTGTCGGATGGCTATTCCTACACCTAACCAGACTCCTTCCATCAACTATCAGGCCGCAAACCTCATCACCAGACGAGGCCGCGAACTCAAGGCATTCATTCTCAAGCATCATGACACCTTAGCTGATCCGGGGAAGCAGCCTATTGGTAGCGGTGAAGGTTTTGGATGGCGAAAACGGCACCCTGATGGATGCTTCGAGCACTTATCTTTTGACGGGTCAGAGGTAGGGTTATCTTTATCATCAGCAACTGGCGGCCCTGAGTAACCACAGCCATCACCGCGATATATCCACTGGCAAACGTCAGCCAGAATGGTTCGCGCGGGTATAATGGCATTATCGCAGTCAACCGGAGTGGCAAGGTTGTAAGTCACTGTCTCGAAAGTTTCCTCAACCATTTCTTCAATCACGTAGCGGGAAACAGCTTCCATCGTGGTGTCCGCATCTGGATTGCCACCAGGGAAATTAACCGCATCGAGATTTTTAACCAGAACCTGCCGCCGCGTTACGACCGCACCCAGTGCATCATCAAAGTCGCTGTTAATACCGGTGATTAGGCCTGTGATGTTGGCAACCTTCATTGTTGGCCGCGAGTAAGTCCCTTCTGACTTAACTTCAAACCCTTCAACCGCTATTGGATAAGCCGAATATTGCCGCCCTTTCCAGATAACATCACCGTAATAACCGTTGGTTCCAGAGTGAAAACGGATAACATCACCGCCAAATGACTGCAAATCAACCTCGAACAGGTCAATCATTGCGCCAACGCCAGCATCAACGCTCGCAATAATGAGTTCTGCTGGTATATCTCTCATATTTCACCTATAAAAAAGCCCACTAAATGTGGGCATTGGCGTGTTTATTGATCAACTCAATGGCGATTACCGGCTGATCTTCTATTGTGTAAGGTCAGCCCACCCTAGCCATGCGCGGCTTGAGTGTTATCTATCGGAGGAATGGCTGATTAACTCTGGGATAAGGAAATGGAAATGACTTACAAATTTGAATCCGTAGATACTAGCCGAATTGATCTTACTCCTGTGGATATGGCTAGCGCCCTATATGCTGGCTATATTGCGTTGGCGGTATCCATAAGCGAATCAGATCCTGACATGGCTGATAGGATACTAATTAATCTGGATAAGGTTTTGGAAATGAATAAAGAAGCAACTTGCTATAATGCTGTTGCAAGGCTCGCACAATTTACCAAGTTTGGGTTAACCGCAAAGAAATAGTCCCATCTGATTTCTTTGTGGTAATTACCCCATCATTAGCCTCAGCATTTTCAATAATAGCTGATACATTTGAATCTATCGCGGCCTGAGATATGGCCGCATTTTCTCGACGCTCAGACCGATAAAGTAATCCACCAGGACGACGCTCTTTTTTAATAGCCTCCGTGATGGTTTTCTTCATCAACTCCGCGATATCTTTATTATCCTTTTGCTGCGTTTTCATTTTTTCCAGTTCTGCTTCTACTGCTGCTAACCGCTGTTCTAAAGTCATAACTCACTCCTGCCTTTCGGCGTTAATTAACGTGGTACTTGCTCAAACGTGCATGACAATTCAAATACTGGGCCGGTCTTTTTCATTGACCACGAACGGCAAACATAAAGCGCCCGGACTCCAGTATCTAATGGTGTCCAATAGAACGATTCAATCGCCATTCTCGCCTTAATGAATGCTTCTGCTTGCTTTGCTACATTCGGTTTATTGCATTTCCCGTCAGTTCCCATAAATGTCAGGGAATAGCTATCCATCAGCGGATTAATGCCTTTGACCTGCCGCTGCTCGTAACCATCGCCAAGTTTAACAACAGCTACATTTGGCGCGCGGGAAGCCGTGAAGCCTTTTTGTGGGCTCCATGTGAATGTTTCTGGCATGGGGTGTTCCTACTTGCGAAGAAGCCCGTTAGGGCGCTGCTGGTCTTTAATGGTGTTAAGGCTAACTGTCTTCATCATTGCAGCCATTCTCTGCATTGTGGCGTCATCAATGCCGTTAGTCGTCTCGATGTGGAAATGAACTTCCTGCTGAACAACTGTGCCAGCACCACCACTCCCTCCCTGCATATCCTTATTGCTGATGACCTTGCCATTATCGCCGGGGATCATGTACTGCTTGCCGTTGGATGCTTTAAGTAGCTCTGGCTCCCCACCTTCCCCGACTTGGTACATGGAGTCAGCATTTACAGGGCCACCGTTTTTACGCGCGCCAGCCAAGGCCAGTCCCTTAGACGCGGCAAGCGCTGTGCCGTAAGCAGTGGTACCAACTGTAGAAGCTCCCCCCATTGTCGCGATAGAGGCACTCACTGCCGCGGGAGCCCATGCCGCCGCCGCTGCGGTTGCCTGTGCCGCAGTTGCAGCCAGAGCAGCAGTGGCCGCCGCCTGCCCCATAATCATATTCTTGACCTGCTGCATACCCATTTGGACTAATGCATTAACACCCTCTTGGATTATTGTTGCAGCAAGGTTCTTCATGGCCTCTTCTGCTGACTGAGTACCGGTAAGAAGCCCGGTCAGCATATTGGTTGTGCGCTGCCCTAAAGCATCAATGGAGCTAGCCAGGTATTGGTTGGATTGGCTTTGGTTTCTCCAGATATCCCACTGAGCAGCTAGTCGAGCTTGCTCGTACTGGGTATTTGCTGCATTGCGGAGAGATAGCGCCTGCTGCTCAGTTAACGTTTTGTCCTCTTCAAACTTCTGAATCAGTGCTAACTTTTGAGCATTTTCATTAGCCAGCGCCTGTACAGGGTCAACTAACGCAGCATTTTGCTGTTGTGGGGTTACAGCATTATTTGCTGACTCTTCAGCTATCTTTTTAGAATACTCACCCGCTATTTCTAACCTGCGCTTCTGGTAGGTTTCTTCATCGATAAATTTAGCGTCGAGTTGGCGCTTAGCCTGAGCAAGATCTTCATCACGAACCTTTGCAATATTTGCAGACGTTTGTATCTCCTTGGCTGATATTTTATCCTGCTTTTCTTGCTCAAGCTTCCACTGAATCTCTGCGTTTTTTTCTGCTGCCGTTGTATCCTGTGGGCTAGCTTTATCCCCAAGAGCCTGAATTGCTTTGAACTTTGCGAGAGCTAAACTCCCTTCCTCGTATCCCGTACTTAGTTCGGCGATTGATTCACGCTGAGTTTTTAATGCATTTGCAGCATCATTAGATACTTTATTACCTTCCTTTGTTGCCTGAGAGTTTTTATATATCTGAGCATACTGATTCTCTAAATCTTTTGTTCTGGGGTCATCCTTTGCCATTCCTGCATCTTCAGCATCATACTGGGCTTGAAGCCTAGCTCTCGCCTCGCCTTCCAATTTTGTTAACTCAATTCTTCTTTGTGAGTTCTTTAATAACTTGTCTTGTTTATCATCGCCGGATTGTGCATTTGATTTTACCTTAATGGGTTGATTAGCAATCGCTGCGTCTTTGGCTGATTTAGCTCTAATATTAGCAATTTCACCTTCTACACGTTTAAGTTCAAATGCGGCTTGTCCTCTCCTTTGTTGGAAAACAGTATCCGTTTCATACCATTGCTTCCCTTCAGCTAATTCATCGTTATATTTTTTTTGTAATTCGATTAGTTTTGGCATGCGTGATGAGTCGCCAATATTCTTATTGTAATAACTAAGATTATTAGAGACAGACATCATTAAACCGGCAAGGGTTTGGGTTAATCCAATAGATTGGTTTAGGTCACTAATCATATTTTTAAAAGCAACATCAAGGCTGTTTTTTGCACGATCTACGGTAACCGGCATTTTATCAAACTCAATATTTACTGACTGGGCTCGATTTTGGATTGCATTCAGTGCCTGCTCAGCCGTCAATTTTCCATCAAGCATCATTTTACGAAGGTCACCTAGTGACACTCCTAGCCCTGCTGCAATTTGTCTCGCAAGTTCAGGCATATTTTCAAGTACAGAGTTAAACTCTTCAGCCCTAACAACTCCTCCTGCGATGGATTGCCCGAATTGCCTTAAAGCATTTGACATTTCCTCTGTTGAGGATCCACCAACAGTGCCTATTTTCTGCAAAGTATCTGTCAATAATAAAACCTGCCCGTTGGTTGCCCCTGCTTCTTTCAGGCTAGATGTAAGCGTCTCCCACAACTTCTGAGTGCTAGATAAACTACTGCCAGTATTAGACGCGATTGTTGAAAGAGAGGCCATAGTTGCCTTCGCTTCTTCAACGCTTGAACTTAGTCGCTTAACCCTAGCATCCAACATGTTCATATTGTCAGCTATATCAATAAGCTTTTTTGCTGCGCTGAGCGTGAATGCCCCAGCGATAGCAATTCCCACCTTATTAAGGCCTGACTCCAATCTCCCTGATGATGTAGTCGTCTTATCAAAACCGCCCTGCATCTGATCAAGCCGCTCATTAACCTTGTTTTGAGCCGCAATCAGTTTACCAACCTCCATCTCCACCTGATAAACAATATTCCCTAGTTGCTTTTCACTCGTCATTTTTCGCTAGCCTCGCCTCTTCTTCAGCAATTAAACGCGCTTGCAGACGATCATCTGCATCCATGATTTCATCGTATTCTTCGCGGGTGAAACCTTTCTCTTCTGGATATTTAGCTTTAAGCAATAACTGAAATTCGGTCATCGTTAATTGTTCGGCTTCATCGCGGGTCATATTGAAATGAATTCTTGCCGAGTTTATGTAATCCATTGCGTTAAATTCAGAACTGTATTCGTTCTTGCCTTCATTTTTTTGCAGCTTCCTTATTTTTGCTTTACCGATTACACCATGCTCAATTAATTCTCTGGCTATGGTAATCACTGCTTCTTTTGAAATTTTGCCGGGCCGGTAAACAATACAATTTCGCCACCCTTTAAACTCACCTATAAGCTCCGTTACTGACCTATCACAACAAGCCTCGATAACCCTTATAGCAGCAGCAAGAATATGATCTGAGCATTGCTTGATAGCCTTGTCTGGCATTAACGATGCTGGCAGATTGGCATTTATTGCCGGAATCAAAACCTGATTTAATTCAGAGCCGTTCAACACTGCGTATGTTTCGACAATCTCAGTGGCTGCACCGATTCTTGTCATATTCTTTAAAGATGGACGGAAGAAATAATCTTGCTGACTCACAGTGTCGGACAGGAGCATTTCGCCAATATCAAGCATCGGTGTCATGGGGTATCCTGAAATTTAGGAAATAAAAAACCCCGCATTAGCGAGGCTATTTGTTTAGCGTAGAGGGTTAAAGATAAACATCTATTTACAAGCTTCTCTACCTACAAAATCAGCTATTGAACCAGTAAATATCTCTCCCATATTCTTATCTGCTCCAGATGCTTTCATTTGCTCCAAGGTATCACCACTCCCAAGATACTTTACAGTGTGATTGTTGCAATCATAAGCCCGCTCAGAGTAACTGACACCAGATGAACCAGACCTCTTAGTTACGATTGTCTTTAGGTCTCCTTGGGTTCCCTTGCTTAAAACTGTGTACTCAGCTTTTGAATCTGAAGGGATCGTGATTTTGTATTCTTCGGCATTTAAAAATGGCGTAAACAATAAAGCTGTCACTGAAACTATAAAGCGAGTTCTCATATCCCTATCCCCATCCATAACAGTTCGTTACATGATAGCAGGGGGCCAGTATAAGGTCAGCGTTCCACCTTAAACTTTTCCAGCGCCGCTAAAATTTCGTCCACCTTCTTCTCTGTTTCAACAATTTTTTTCATGGTGTCGATCTGAGACTTGAGCACTCGTGAGTCACTTTCATTCAAGATGATCTCCGTCCCCTCGTCACCTTCAACAATCTTGCCAAACGCTCTTCTGCAAGCATATTCAATGGCCGCAACAATCTCAGCATTAACAGATCGTTTGTTCTGGGCTGCCAGCGCATGAAGTCTATCCTTCAGCTCCTGCGGCAGTCTCACATTAACTTTTGGTTCATCTCTAGCCATGTCGCCACCTCATCATTAGTGTTGACATGGTGGCACTGTGGAACTACATTATCAATGGTTCCACGGTGCCACCAAAAGGAGACGTAGGGTGCAAAAAGATAAAACATTATGGAAATTCAATGTTCGCATGCCAGAAGAGCTACGCGAGCCAATGCAACAGATATCCATCGAACATGACCGCTCAATGAATTATTTGATCGCTAAAGCAGTGAAAGAGTTTATAGCCAGAAACAGCGAAGCCCCAGCTACTTGCAATAGCCAGGGCTTCTAATTTGTCCCATCCCGACGAAGGAATAAAGACATGACCAGTATAGCAATTATTGAAGCAGTAAACACCACGGCAGTTCAGTTCCACGGACAACCAATAATTACAGCAATGGTTGCCGGGGTTGCTTATGTAGCCATGAAACCAATTGTTGAAAACCTTGGTTTAAGTTGGACTTCACAACATCGCAAGCTGATGAATAGTGGTGGCAAGTATGGGTATGCTCATATGAGTATACCTTCAAAAGGTGGTATTCAGGAGATGTTGTGCCTCCCGCTTCGCAAGCTCAACGGCTGGTTATTCAGCATCAACCCTGAAAAAGTACGTGCTGACATTCGCGACAGGCTGATTCAGTACCAAGAAGAATACTTTGCTGTTCTGCATGAATACTGGACTAAAGGCGAAGTAACCAAAAAGGCCAAAACTCGGCAGTCCACTGCTACCCAATTAACACCACTTCGCCAAACAGCAGAGCGGTTAATCGCCACCGGCCTTGGCAAGATTTACCCTGACATCTGGAAATTGGTTCATTCTCGTTTCGATATTGAGCACATACACCAGTTGCAGCCGCATCAGGTCGGTGAGGCTATCGAATATCTGAATGCTATCGAGGGTGAATTCCTCGGCAAGCAGGAATCATTGCCTTCACCAAAAATATCTTACCCGATGTCATGGTTTGATGATTACCGCTGGATCATTGGTAAAAATGCACTCAGTACACCTTGGAATTACCCGGCTAACCTGCTTATTCCTAATGGTGATTACCCCAACCCATGCGGACGATTGCTTAGCGATTTGAAAAATGCTGGGCATGAAGTAGATGCAGCTTTATTCCAACTACTGTCATTGCAGCATCATTTGGAAATGCTAAATAGCAAGGTCAGGGCCGTTGGGAGAGCAATTGGCAATTAACACTATCAGCGCAAGGACGCGCTATCTCACATCAAGCAACGCAAAATGGTCGACCACTGATCATTTGTCAGGATGGGTTATTTTTTGATCTCAGGGTAATCTGTTTTGGTTCTCTGGTCTTTGATGATGACATGTGATGGAAACGTCTTTCCCCCCGACCCAGCATATAACTGGATTTTACCGGCGTGTGAATAACTGGCAGAATCACTACCCATTTGTAAGGAAACACCATCGTCCCTCAGAAACACAATCATCATTTTCTCTAAATCTATCATGCTTCACCTCAAGGAAATTGTATGGACGCAAGAATATTCATGAACTACTACACGTCCATTGATCTTAATGGATTATTGTTGAAAGCGGCGACAATTGATGACGACACCGGAACCACGCTTAGGATTCATTTGCTTTGCGAACGGCTTGTTGAGGCATGGATATGTGCATGCTCTGGTAACGCGTACGTTTTTGGAGATGATGCAAAGCGCTTGCGGATGGAATGCAGTTCAAAAATAGAGATGGCAAAAAACTTCGGACTTCCCAGTGATATATGTGAGGCTATTGGGGTCATAAACTCACTGAGAAACGACATTGCTCATAATGTAAGTAAACAAGAAATACCGGACTCAAGAATACAAAGCATTGCGGCTAAAATGAATAATCACATAGCAAAAACTAACGAAAAACAACTCGATAAATGTTACATCACTATTTTTGATGAAAATGGAAACAAGCAAGAAACTGTAACGCTTAAATCAGAAAGTTCGAAGAATAGGCTAAAATTGCATCTGATTTTTGGAGAAATTCTACGCCATGTCATGTTAGTAATAGCAAAAAAACACAGTGGCAAATGGGATAACGATTTTTCACAGCATCAATACGTCATCACTTTGACAAAAAAATAATAATTTTAATTTTGGATCTGCGTTCGACAAAGAAACCATCATCAAGAGCACCAATAAGATGCTCTTTGTGATAATTACGCGGTAACAGTCAAAGCATATACTGCCGTAAAACTACCGTCTGTCGTGGTCACCGTGAGGTTAGCCACTCCAGCCGTAGCGCCTGATGGTGCAGAGGCGGTTACAGTTGCTCCTGAAATTGCCGCCGTTGCTCGAGCAGGAACAGAAGACACTACAGTGAATGCTTTATTTGTTGCATTGGATGGGGAAATATTCACTGCAAATGTTGTATTGGCACCAGCGGCCACAGTACCAGAAGTGGGAGTTACTGTTACTCCGGTCACAGCGATAGCGACCTCAGAGCCATCAACGAAAGTAACAGAATCCGCATCAGCAACTTTCCACTCACCGGAGTAAGTAGCAAAGTCAGAAGAACCGAAGTCTGAACTCCATGAAGTGGTATTGAAGTAACCCTGGATATAGGTGCCATCATCCACGCCGAGGAAATCAAAGCGAACCCATAGACCGGGCTGGCGGCCCGCCTGTACTTCATCGAAAATGTATTTCGACATTTTTACCGGGCCGACTTCAGTTGATTTGGCTCGCTTGCGCCACTCGCCCTCACCTGAAATGGTCAAGTCCATGTTAGTGACCAGGTTCTCTACCAGCCCCTTTGCGTCATCCGCGTCGGAAGAAATGGTATTCATCGAGTAGTCGAGGCCCTTTGTCGTCAACGCGCCCATGCGTTGCCAATCAGCCACTTCTGGTACTGTTTCCGGGCAACCAAACGCCATCCGCAAAACGGCGACGCGACCAACCAGCTTGCCGTAATCATTTTGGCAACCTTGCATATTTTTTACCTCTATTAGTTCGGCTTAGTCGCCGTATTTAATTGCGAATTGAAGTCTGTAGACCAAGCGGCCTTCAGTGGTTGTGACGGGGGATGGAATACTGCCTAGGTTTTCAATGTAGCCAATGCAGTCATTTGGATTTGGATTAGCCTGAACGTGCGCAATTATCGCCTGTACTGCATTGTCCGCCGCCTCGTCCTCGTTAACCGCGCCAATCACATCAACCAAGATGTAATACTCACTGCCAAGGTCGTTACGAATTGAGCTACCACCGTTAGGCCGGAAAACAATGAATTGTTCAGTCAGCTTGCCAGTGTCACGCCATTTGAACATTTGAGTGGTAAAGCCAGTAGTTAACCCAGACTCGACAAAGTAATCGCGAACACGCCGGTGCATTGAAGGAGTCATAGTTTCATTTCCTCCATAATTGCCTTTTCAATGGCTTGTTTACTATCCGCGAAACCTTTCGTAAGAAACTCTTTCTCAGCCGTTGCCCTGCGGAACGTTTGTTTAACATTCGGGTCGTGAACATACATGGCGTAATTTGCCGAATAGCCCACGCGCCCTGTCAGTCTGGTGCCGTTCACGTTGATATCACGAAACTGAGAGTTGATAAGGGTTGATGTATCGATGGGGGTATAGAGTGCAGCCTGTGACGCTCCGATAATTAATGCCTTAGTAATAGCCCTGACAGCTTTCCGGCCTTGAATATCGCCTATCAGCCTTTCTAGATTGGCCTTTGCCTCTCTAATGCCTTTAACCTTCGCTCCCATATCAGACTCCAGTGATAATTGCGTAGTCGTCTGCAATGCGCTCGAATGTGTCGGCATAACGGATGATATGTCTCACCTCATCAGCACCATCCACCTTGGTTGGGTCAGTCGCTACAGAATCGCCAATCAGGATGTAGTCTCCCCGCTCAGCGTCTGCGTACTCAGTCCAGTGCGTGTTTTTGATAACAAACTCCAGACCGATATCACCCAACTTCGCCATAGCATCACCGCCGTAATCGCACGTGATCTGAATGGGAGGCAGCCAAATCTGTTTGCCATAATCATCGGGCGGCCCATCCTTCTTCCAAATGGTGGCTTTAGCTGTATATGACCATGAGGCTAGTGATGACATATCACTCTCTCCATTTGGTAATGACTGGATTATCAGCAGAAATCTTCCGGCAAAATAGGAACCACTCGCCGCTTTTCCTGATGTAAGCCGTAGTCTGTTTGCCGGTATCGGTTAGCACCCAAACGCGAATAAGCGGCTTCGGTAATCGGTCAGTGACTGATATCCAACCCATTACTTACTCCCGCACATGCAGCCGCCCTTGCCAATCCAAATACCAGCAAAGGCTGCATTGTTTGGGTTAGGTGGCGTTATCGCAGCGGCACAACCGTGCTTATCAAGACCCCTCAGTAATGAGAGAGATCCATTCCAACGGTCAGTGAATGATTGATACCGAAACGAGCGCGACGCACCAGACGGGGCTGTTTGAGAGCTAATGTACTTATCACCCTGCCCCAGCCCCATCAATCCGAGCAGATAGAGCTGAATAAGCAGCGCTGTTGATGCTGGGTAATGCTCATCCAGGCATTCCTGAATGCTATTAACCTGCTCAATAAGCGCCTGTAAAATGAAGTCTGGAAGAGTGATACCAACCGTCTCCAGATACTGCTTGGCCTGCTCGAGGGTCACCATGACTCACTCCAGAATAAAAACCCTCCGAAGAGGGCATTAAAAAAGCCGCTCAAATATGGCGGCTTATTCGTCTTCTTTTTTCTGCTTGCCTGGCTTGGGTGATTTGGCCCCTGGCGTTGCTGGTGATAACTCACCTTCACCGCCAACCTTTCTAACGTGACTCTGCAATGCAGGGTGCAAGCTATCCAAATCAATTACATCACCAACAACGACCCCATTCCATGCTCTAACTACTTCGTACTTTGGCATGAGTCACCTCTTAAGCCAGATTAGCTCCGTAAAGCACGCCAGACTTGCCCTCACTATCTCGCTTAATCTGCAAGCCCATCGCTGCCATGATCTGGAAGTTCCAGTTTGACTGCGGCATAGGACGCGGCAGAGGAACAACACCAGTCGCCATACCAACCAGCGGCGAAATGACATCCTGACGGCGTTGGTAAGCAATAAACTCATTGCCTGACAATGCGAAGGTCTGACGAACTGCACGCGCCGGAATGAAACCAGTGATAACGCTTAGAACAGTACCGCCTGACAGCAGAGTGTTGCCGCCGATGGTTACCGTTGCAGGCCTCATCAAGTTGGCCCAAATATGCGGAGATACCCACAGGACGTCGTAGGCTTCAACGAAGTTATTGCGCGCGGTTTGACCGAATGCGCCAGACGTGAAGAACGCAGCAATATCAGCTTGTGCGGCAGTGGTCAGGTCAATGTTTGCACCGCCAGATCCTGCGCCAAGGTTCAGCTTAATGGTGTTGCGGTGGTTGCGCATACCCTGCGCCGGATAGTTCTGCACCTGAATAGTGCTATCACCGTCCAGAACATAGGAGACGATGCGCTTGTTAAACTTGCGCAGTTTTGCCGCTTGAGAGTCGAGTACCAAATCAATACCAACGGTATTTAGCCCAGCAGCTAAACGCCAGTTAACACCATAACCAGCAGTGAACACCGGGATCGGGTCACCATCACTAGAGTATTCGGTGTGGTCGAATGAATATGGCGGTTGCCCGTCCAGGCTGATAGACACATCATCAGCAATATCACCAACCATGTTATACAGTTTTGCGGTTTTCCCAATAGGGAGAACGGTCTGGATACCCATCAGATCAGTGACGATTTCCATACCGGTTTCCTGGTCACGTAACTGAATAATTTGACGGTCGATTTCAGCCCAAAAGTCGCGGCCCAAGCCATCGCCAAGCAGTGCGTTTGCAGCCAGCATTTCAGGCGTCATTAAGCTCTGGTTAGCGGCAACCATGCCACGGTGTTGCGCATCGAACATATTGCGGTTCGCCCACAATTCATTCCAGTGACCGCGCAGGCGGCTATTCGTAGCCAGCGTATTAGCATCAAAATACATCTGATTCTCCTTAGGATACAGTTACGCTGTCAGCGCGAACGCGGATGCGGATAAAATCAACTGCCGCAGTTACAACGGCATCTTGGCAATAGCCAATAATTTTGTATGTCCCAGCAGCGGCGGGAACAGCAGCTGCCAAGCCTGCAACAACGGTAATCGGTTGGTCTTTGGTGTAGGTGCCGGCCGCAACACGCACAGCAAACTCGCGACCTTCTTCCAGGTAGTTACCAATTGCGGAGTGGCCGGAAGGGATCTGATCAGTGATGCCCAGACCTTCATGGTATGCATTATCCAGCACGTACATGCGGCCAACTGGAGTAGTAGCCTGTGCAAACAGTTTGCTACCGTTGATCACAACAAGAGTGCCAGGGTAAAGTGCGGCGGCGGTTTTACGGGTTTCCGTTTTGAACAGGGAATCACCGTCAATATTAACGCGACGATAACGAGACATTATTTAGCACCTCCGAAATGGGTTGCTGGATCTGGCGCTCCGGTTTCCACCTGAGTTTGTGCTGAGTTGGTACCCAGCGGGGCTGCTTTGCCAAGCGACTTAAACATTGCATCCAGCGCTTCGCCGGACAGTGCGTTAGCCACAATTTCACCATGAATTTTCGCCACTTCTGAGCGCTTAGTTACTTCTTCGGCGCGTGAGTTAGCAGTCAGTGTGTCTGATAGCGTTTTTTGGTTAGCTTGTAGCGCATCAACCTTGTCAGAAAGTGGCTTCAACGCCTTTTCTGTATTGGTAGCCACAGCCTCACCAATCATGCTGCCGATTTGTTCCATTTCTTCTTTGGTTAAAGGCATGTCGCCCTCCGTATTATTGCTATTGGTTGCAGGTGAATCCTGCGGAGTAAAAAGGGATTTAACTTTGTTTGCGATGATGGAAACCCATGACTCTTGACGGGTTACCGCTGTTCCTGTGTCGGAAAAAGTAATTTTCCCACCTTCAGATTTGTAGCCGTAGACTTGCGCGTCACCGCCGTTCTTGATGATGACTACCTGAGAATCCGTGAAGTCGGCAATCCATGCGTAGTCGTTATCTCCAGGTGCAAACCTGTCCTTTGCGGCTTTCTCTAACCGGCGCTCACGCTCACGAAAAGACTCGCCAATCAGTGCACCAGAATTAGCCTGCAACGGAGTTGCAAGGTCAGCGTTAACCATGAGGCCAACACCTTGCTCTGGCGTTGCAGCCCCGACTTCATGCAGCAGGATTGCGTCGTGATCCATTGCGTGAATTTTCACTATCCAATCCGCACCTTGAGCCTTGAGGTCATCTGGCGCTTCACTCCTTTCTCTGAATACCGCCACGCTTGTATGAATCGGTGGCACATCTTCCCCACGCTCAATCTGTGCGACTCGCGCCAGTAGTTCGCGCCCACCTTCAGTACGATTAGCAACTTCGATATCAACCCACTTTTCCACGAATACGCGATTTCCTGACTTTTTCACGTTCCTGTTAAATGCGCCGATATGCCCGATATTTATGCCTTCAGGGGAGAATGCAGATACGTGCTGACCGTTGACTGTGGGGTGACCTAGTGGCGCAAGAGTTCCTTCCAACCCTTGATAGTGAGCGCTGATTTCGCTTTCTGGATAGAACTCTTTGTTCATGATTACATTTGCAGGGAGCGTGTAACTTGGAATAACAATATGATCCCTGCCGTTATAAGTTTCTCGACGTATAGACGCGTTATTAACCTGCACCGTTACGTTAACTTGATTTGACATGATTTATTCCTCAGCCCACGGATAGCCTCGTTCAGCCATTTTTTTGCGTTCCTCTTTGAGCTTTTCAATAATTGAAGGGGCTAACGGCTTACCTTTGTCGTCAACTAGCGTTTCAACCTGGCTGCAATGGCAGTTGATTGAGTTACCGTTAATGGAGTACCAGTCGCGAACATCTTCGACGGTGTACAGATGTGAGTGACGAACTGCATGCGTCCTACGCGTGGTAGGCAATAATGCAGAGATATGAACGAGCATCGTTTTCAGCCCAAGGCTCTGCGCATCTTCCGCCTCTTCCCACCTTGCCCGCCTTAATGCGCCGGGTATTTCGGTCTGCGCTATACGATTAGCTCGCCGCGTTTCAATACCTATTTGGTCACGCAGGTTACGGCTAACCTCTTTCGGATTAAGTCCTCGCCCTATTCCATCAGTGAGCACTCTCGCCATTTGCTGCTTGGTTTTAGCTGTGAACCCCTTCATTTCTTCAAATACTCGCGCATAAGTCAGGGCCATGCGGCGCTGATACGGAGTGCTCAAGAGGATGGCTTGCAGAGATTCGCGACTGGCTGCGTAGGTTGCTGATTGCTGGCTAAGGTTGACGTAAGCCTGATTTGTGCCTCGTATCGCAGCAGGCTCGACATAATCCTCAGAAAACCACAGATAGTTTTGCCCGCCTTCCAATAGAACAGCATCGACGAGAACGCTCGCATCATTCAGGATGAGGTTCAGCATTAGCGGGTCGAGTTGGTATTCATATCTGCGGTTGACTACGGGTGAGGCGGGGAATCTATCAAGTGCTTCGGTGTATGCTTTCTGAACCTTCTTTAGCCGCCTGGCAAAATCAGCCATCGCCTTTCTCTCTAACGCATTAAGTCCGGTCGGGTCACTCTTATTCTTCGGTATTATCGCCGGTTTCTGTTTCGTCGCCATCGGCATTCTCTCCTAGTGGCTCAATACCATCCGGCTCGTAACCTGCCGCAACACGAATCTCCTCACCACTAAATACCGCCTCACCAGTTGCCATTGACGAGCTGTTGATTTGCGACATCTTCACAGCACTATCTAGCTTCTCAGATGCTGTTTGCTCATTCAGCTCATCCCAGATAACCGTTTTCATTGAAACTGAATTAATGATGCCAAGGTCGATTAACTTGTTGCAGAAATCCTCTATATCAAATGACAGTTCGCGATTACGGCGGGATTGGCATCGAGTGTTGAAGTAACGATTATCTTCTGTACTGGCTCGCTCACCGGTTTGTGACATAGCCAAAATTCGCGCAGGGATATCAACACCAGATGAGACGGTTTGCAGGTTAACGTTATAAGTTGGTTCGGGATCGGCCACTGCGGATACAAGTGGAGTAACGCTAGCACCTTGAGTTGTCAGTGTGGTGTCATTTCCTCGGTTTACCTCAACTGCTACTTCATTGAACTTACCTTGGAGCTCATCAACGCTAACGCCATAAAGAGAAGCAAGATTGCTAAAATCTATTTCTTTTTCAAAGTTGATATTAAGCTGCCTAGCGGCGTTCTTGAGGAATGACTCACCAGATCCGCCCTCAACCTTTTCTAAACTAACAAAGGCGTTATATGCAGGCTCAAGGAAGCCGATAGCGTCACGACTATAATCACCCAAGATGAAAACGCGGTCAGGGTGAATTCTCACACGCCGACTCGACCCGTTAGGGAGCATTTCGGTGTATTGCCACATCTTCGGATTACCGTATGAGGTGGAATTCAGGTCAGTATCCCACTCAGCCGGAACTAATGAGCCAGCCCATACAGGCGTTATTTTCTCTAATCCGCGTCCTTTGACTACTTTCGTATTCCACGCACCACTATCTCTAACATGAAGCAAAATCCCAGAATAGCGCCCAACCAAGCGCCGCATGTCAGCATCAGCGAATTGTTGCCATAGCCGATTTGTGAAGACTGATTTAAGGCTTTTTTCCCACGGAGTTACAGTGCCTGATTCATCCTTTTCCTCACCTTCGATAATTTCTGGATTACTCAGCCAGCATGTGCCAACAAGCTTGTTTACCGCACCATGGGCGATACCACCACGGCGATAGAGTTTGTACAGGTCGTCAAAGGTCAATTCCTCTTTGAATCCGTACTCGCACCATGCGTTAGCACGTTTAGCGTCAAGCCCCATGCCGGTATTGAGCAGGCCCATGCGAGCGCGAGATATAGCTGACTCACTGATTGCGCTGTTAATCTGCAATGCATGGTTAACAGCAAGCTGTAATTTGTCTGTCATGCTGTACCCATTAAGGTTTCTTCGGTGGTGGTTCAGGAGTGGGTGGCGGCTTCATAAATGATTTCGGTGGCGGCGGGTTTCGCCCGGCCTTATCCATTGGTGGGATTTTAGGGCCATTTGCAGGCGTAAAACTTTTCGTTGGTCTGCAACCACTGCAAGACTTGGTGGATGGTGTAGTTATGCGCAATCCGCAATGATGGCAACACATTGGATCAGATCGATCATTGTTGATGGCAAAAATTACAACCACAAATGCAGCAAGACATAGGAAGGCTAATATTTCCATAGGCTCGCCTTATCGAAGGCAAACTTCACATCTTTCATGTTCTTTCCTGTTTTTCAGGCAATAAAAAAGGCCGCCCAAGCGACCTTATTGGATTGGTGAGGTGACTGGACTCGAACCAGTACTCAGGTTCAGCATTAGCATCATGCCTGCCCTGCCAGATAAACTGGTTAATGCATTACTCTACCCATCTAACCCGCAAGCGGGAATTGAGTTACACCTCATTTTCAGTTTATCTACCCATTAGTCGCTTCGGAATCATCATGCCCATAGACTGCGGTTTGTGTTTTATATAGCCGTCCAATCCATAACGAACGCCATCCCAGCAGTGGTTGTTCTTATCCTCGATAACCGGTAACACTTCGCCAGTAGTCCGGTCGGTCTTGTAAGAATATAGCCGGGCTTCTTTGGCTGTTTCTTTACAGCGCGGATGAATGATTATCTGCTTGAACCCGCGAAGGCAGGTGATACCGTCCTCAACACTGCCGGGCCACTTCTGAGCAGAGGCAATATTGAACCCCTGCGCTTTGATATGGCTTATTGTCTCTGGTCGTGAGTTATCAGCTTTAATAGGCCATTTACGCGACTGAGGAATTCCGGGGAATTTAGCCTCGTCTGTAACTTTCCATTCTTCTATTTGTTTAGGCTTAGCATCTTCTTTCCCAGCGTAGAATTTCCACATATCGTCGAGTTCTACGTGGTTACCGTAAGCCTCGTATTCGATGTATAAATTACTATCGAGAATAAACATACGAATAAGCGTGCTTGGGTCTTTGGCGAAACCGAAGTCAGCACCAAATAACAGTCTTTCTGACTTCTCCCACAAGTCATCAGGGAAGCTTTGAACGACATATTTATTAGCCAGAACCTGCTTATCAGAGTTTTCAAGGTAAGCCCCCTCCCAAATCCATGCGTAATCCGCATAGTCCATGCTGGCGAGGTCATCCTGTCGTTCTTCTTCTAGCACGTCAGGGAACCATGGGTTATCGCCATAGTTCATCTCGACAATCATTGAGTTTTTCGGAGGGGTTTTCCTGAATCGCTTATCAGTGGCGCTACCGTCTTTCTCTGGGTTCCATGTTACCCATATCTCTGAGCCAGCTTCGCGAACGGTGGGCCTGAGTTTCTTCCATGCAATATCAGAAACAGATTCAGCTTCATCCACCCATGCAACCAGAATGCGGGCCTTAGATTTTATGCTGTCAAGGTTGTGCCGTAAGCCGCAGAATACATAGCTCACATTTCGGTTTTTAGTCCGAATGTACTTCTCGCCAATATCGAAATAATCATCAAGCCATGGAACAGAACGAATAGCCTGTTTCACTTCCTGCATAGATGACTCTTCGAGAGAGTTCATATATTCACGGGCGCAGAGTATTACACCACTTAATCCCTGTTCTGCTGCCTGATACGCTTTCACTGCGCTCATCAATGCGAATGTGCGTGTCTTGGCAGAACCGCGTCCACCATAAGCGCCACGGTAACGGACGCCTTCAGTTGCAAATACAGGGACTAGCTTGGCGGGGATAGGTAGGTCAACTTGGCTTTCCATTATTTGACTCTACCCCTACCAATCTGATTATTGTTGGCTTACTTGCCATGCTGCCATCCGATGATGTGTGATCGACCTTCTGGCGGTTGGTATACGCATCGCCAACCTCTTTCGCGGCCTGCTCCATTAGTTGGGCTGTCATAGCAAAGTTTTTCATGGTCTCAGCCTTTGTAGCCATGCGGTCGAGCGCCCTAAGTCGATAAGCGCGATTGGCAATTGGGATATCGGATATTTCAGTTTGAAAGCGGGAGCGAGTCGAGTTGAATAGGTCTACCCATTTCTGCCCCAGATTCTTCGCGATGGCCTTTGTCGGGTCGTATGAAGAAACCTGCTGAAGAGTCAAAGTGAGGCTAAATTCTTGTTTCACCTGCGCGACCACTTGCGATGGTGTGTCATAGCAGGCCAAGGCTTGAACGATGAAGGCTTTGACCTCTGGTTTTAATGCAGCCATTGGTATCCTCCATGACTAACGTAATGTAACTAATCAGGCCAGTTTCAGCAGGCACGTCCCGCACGCTCTTGCGATATTGAGATTGCCTACTTCTGGTTTATTGTTTGCTGCGTCAATCATTTCTTGGACTTCAACGCTCGCACCATATCTGCGAACTACACCGACAAACTCTTCAACGTCATGTCCGCGCAGTTTCAATGTCGGTTGCCCTTCTTTGTTGAACTTGGGTGCTCCGAATTCGTCCTTTGCGTGACTGATGTGATAAAGCTCATGTTCTATCAGTGCGCAGAACTCAAGGTCAGAACATTGAGCGCAATAATCAGCAGCCAGGGTAATGATGAATGTCGGCACATCACCGAACCATTCGTACATCTGCTGCTCCATTCGGGCCTTTTGCCAGCCACCGGCTCTCATGGCTACCTGTTCAGCTTGACCAAGAACAGTACGACCCTGCTTTTCAAACGCAGATGATGCCCACATAATTTTTATGTCAGCGTCAATTAAGTGCCCGTGGTCGGGATTGTGTAGCTCACCTTCGTCACTGAGTATTTGGCTGTTAACCCACTCAAGAACTTCAGTGGCGGGAACTAATTCAATGTGCGGCCTGAACTCATTGACGAATGACAATGGCGGATATGGCCGCTTCATTTGTGTGTCTGAATTAGCCATAACAGAATATTCCGCTGGTTGGTAAAGTCTCCCACTCGGTAATAGTGAGACCGATATGATTGCAAACCTATATAAGATTCTGTCAAAGGCACTTGTTAGCACCTTTTGCAGAGTTTTATAAATTACGCACATTGCAATTGAATACCGGTTTCCGGCTCTTCTTTGTTTAGCCCAAAGTATCGAGATACCGTCTTTCCTGCTTCATTAGCCACGTAGACAGTAGTGCCGGGACTCAGCTCAACGACATCAGTTGTCTTGTCTGGGCGCGTGACGTGCAGGTTACCGCTCTTCGATAACCGGACTTCTGTCGCTTCGTGAATTCGCTCTTCTGCCTCTTTGTATACAAACTTTATCGTCATCATTCTTCTGTTCCTTCTTCTGGTTTATGTCTGTAATGATTGAGATCCGTTGTGAAAGTGGCTCTCAATCTTGATTTCAAGGAGTCATGCCGCCGATGGGTAAATAAGCTTAAGTTGACCTTTCAACCCATATGCAGCAGTGCATCTGGCCTCAAAATCCTTGTAATCCACACAACCATTTGCAAGAGCCGTTACCGACATCAGTTGATGCTCTACTGCGGCCAGTAATTCAGGCTTGAGGAATTGGTGAATTTTCTCTCGGCCATTTGCTTTATCTTTCACGGATTCATAAACGACATCAGGGAGCGCCACTCCATACACCCAATCAGCAGTAATCTTCCCGAATAATGCCGGGCACCCACCGATGTGGCCGTTGTATGGCAGCCGAGTTAATTTTGATAATGCAGAATAGAATGGGTCTTTGAACCGCTTCTCCCACGTGGTGGCGTCTTGGTGAGTTAGGAGTGCGATAATCTGCTGGTCTGTGTAATTGATTACGTGACCACGGATAAGCGAATCAATCTGCTCATCACACCAAATCTCAAAATCCACCGATAACCATCGGGCGAATCTAACCGCGAGTTTTGGGTGAAGCCATGTTCCGCCGCCACGATCCTTTCGTGCCTTGCTCGTTTTTACATACGGGATTTTCCCGCATCTACGCTCAAGGGCTTGAATGTAGGCTTCAGTTTCAGGCAAGCGTAAAAACTCATTCGGCAACTTCCCAAATTTCTCTGCTGCCGTAGTTGCGTCAATCCAGCCATCTTCGCTAAAGCGCATAGAGTGGCCTTCGAAATTAATCGGAATAATATTGCTCATCGTATTTCCTTTCGGTGGTGCGAGCCTGTTCGCGTAGATATAGGCAGCCCGAGAGTGGAACGATGAAATCCACCGCCCTATCTCAGACTCACACTACGGAAAGCTCTCGGGGTTACGCACGCGAATGCGCAGAGGGTATTGCGGGTACAAAAAAGGCCCAGTCGTTAAACTGAGCCTTCATGTTCTTTGTTCGCGGCTTTGCTACTCCTCTCGGCGTTGCTACACCACTTACGGCTTACCCGTCAGCAAGATAGGCCCTGTGAAACAGGCGGGATCACCTCGATTTATTGTCGCGAGATTTTTTCTTACTTAACCGATACTCGTCCATGCAATAAATGCATGCACCGTTATTTGTTTTCCTAATTCCAAGGTGATGCTTGGCGCAGTTAGACCCAATATAAGTTTTATCGCCATTTGAAATAGCTAACTTACGAGAGGAGAAAAATGAAATAACTGCTGTTGATGATTTTATAGTCTTCCTTGGCTTTGCTTTCCTTTTTGGAGGTCTCACACGAATATGGGAGGGATATCTTTGACTGGTATGCCTTCCTTTCATTATGCAATCTTGGATATTCTCTTTATGTGTCCCTGGCTTTAAATGCTCAGGATTAATGCAGGCGGGGTTGTCACAAATATGCATAAGCTCTTTATTTATTTGGTCATAATTACCAACCGTCAATAAATACATAACCTTATGCGCACCTAGCTGATGTTTTCCAACCTTAAATCTTCCATATCCACACCTATCAAGATTGCTGCTGTATTCGTGGCATCCACGTTCGTTAATAATAACTTTCCTATTAAGGCGCTCAATTAGCGGAACTCTTCCTGTAAGGGAGAGTAAATACTCTGGGGTGAACTCTTTTTTCATTTCGGACACCTATAGAAAGCAAGCCTGTTCGCACAGAAAAGCCGCCCAAGAGAGGTCCGCACCTATACGGCTGTTCTCAGGTTTGCTTTCTGTAGGCTCTTGGTTGGATACGCTTGCGACAGCGTTAGGGATAAAAAAAGCCCCGCTATTGCGAGGCTAAGAAGCTATCTATTCCTTGTCGGGGGGAATTAGTCTTTCAGGAATTCTTCAGTGGGGAATGACATCTCACCCATCATTAACTCAGCGCCAGTACTGGTGACGATTACTGTGTGGTGTGGGTGAACGTTTTCAGCCAGCCACTTAATTAACGGTTTTGATGCTTCTTCGAAACTCGCTAGCTTTTTATTGCTGTCGGTTATGTTGCACTCACCAAGGCATGGGCCTTTATCGGTAAAGCAGTTAACACAAGCGTGATCGTGGGTTTTATTTTTATCGAAAGTTTCATGGAATCCGCCGCCCATGTTGTACCACTGCCAGCACTTACCAAATTCACGGTTTAGCGAGTTATCACCAAGACTATCTATTACATTCAGGTCGGCTACTGAGCCTTCATGTTCAGGCTGATACCCTTCTCCGATTGCCGTCTTGATGTACCCAACCATTTCTGCGCGTGGCGGGTCTAATGTGATAGCTTGCTCTGCTGTTTTATGAGTCATGATTTATCCCGTTGAGTTACTTCAGGCACACGTTAGTGATATACGCCTGTAAGCCGTTTATTTGGCTGGTTGCAATTCCGATTCGCTCTCTGAGACTGATATAATCCCGTTCAGCGGCGTTAGTAAGTCTGGCGCTGGCATCATCAGGGACGCTGGCGGGGCCGGTGGTTTTGGACACTGGCTTTGAACATGTTGCGTTGAACTGCAACCGCTTAGTGCCATTAGCGATATCAGCACGAAGGCGCTCGTTTTCAGATTTGGCATCTGCTAGTTCCTTGGTGTGTTTGATATCGATAGCAGCTACGGCTTGGCGCTGAGTTTCTATCTGGTCGAGAGTGGCTTGTTGCTGCTTGGCTACTGTGGCTAACTCAGCTACATCGCGATTTAGTGATTGCACTCTGTAGTGGTAGTAAGTCAGTCCAAACAGTGAAGCGACCAGCACAGCAATGAGTATTGCCGTTACGCGATTCATGATAGAAACAGCGCCCTTTCTCGCTGGCGGCGCGGTAGTAATATATCCGGGTTGTTTCCAGCCTTCTTCCACATCAGGAATGCGTCGGCAGCCCCTTGGTAGTCGCCATCATTAAGGCGTTTCAGCACGGTAGAATTAGCGAATGCAGTCGGCCCAATGTTGAATATCAGGCTGCACAGTGCATCGTACTGGTTCTGAGTAAGGGGGGATTTCACGTTAGTTGCGATGGACTTTTCAACCCAGGCCAAATCAGAGCGCAGCAACTCAGATGATTTGTCTTTGCTGATAACCATGCCAACAGCAACCGGCTTACCATCAACCACGCCAGTGTGTCCAACCCCAACAGTCGGGATGCCGCGAGAATCTTTATAGCCGGTCAGTCGCTCGCCTTCTTCGCCTTTCAGCTTGCTAATTCCGTTCTCACTGATTCGCATTGCCAGCCCCTGTCTTGTTGCCAATAATGCGACGAAGCACAGAGCCGATATATGCTGTGCCTAAATAACCAAGAAACACGCTACTCACCATCGCCCAGCTAGGGTCGATAGATAAAATAAGCAGCACATCCTTAATAAACCATGCAATGAGTGAGCACATAGCAGCATCAAGCGTGACTTTCACTTTGTCATCTCCTGAGTACCATCCGCGCAGTAAGGCCATTAATGCCGCGAGTGCTGCGCTTAATAGCTCACCCCTGTGTTCAGCAACCCATAGTCCTATCACCGTCCATACATCCGGGGAGTTGTGCATTTTCAT